GACCTCGCATCCATGGCCAACTACAGCGACAAAATCAGCACCAATGAAAGAGTTTGAAAGTGACATCCGCGCCACCTACGGCGATGGCGTCGAGACCCGAACGATGGAAGTTCGGGCGGCGGACAACATGACCATCACCGGCTACGCGTCGGTGTTTGGTGACACCTACGACTTGGGCTATTTCCAAGAGCGCGTCGCACCCGGCGCGTTCGATGGGCGCACGGCGGACGACGTGCGGCTGCTTATCAACCACACCGGCGTACCACTCGCACGTACCACCAACGGCACACTGGCACTCGCCATCGACGAGCGTGGTCTGTCGTACACTGCCCAACTTGCCGACACGCAGGAGGGGCGCGACCTGTACACGCTCATCAAACGCGGTGACATCACGCAGAGTTCCTTCGCGTTCACCATCGACCGCGACGAGTGGAGCGACGACCGCAAAGTGCGCACCATCACCCGCGTGTCGCAGCTGTACGACGTGTCACCGGTCACCTACCCCGCATCGCCTACCACGACCGTACAAGCCCGCGCCATAGCCTCATCCGCCGAAGAGCGCGCCGAACAAATCCAAGTCAACGTCCAGGTCACCGTTACCGAAATGCCTGACGCGCCGGAGATGGAAAGCCCCGACGACATCGACGAACCCGATTTGGCGCCGTCACGTACATTTGCATCTGAACCTCTTAAAATTCGACACATGAATCTCAATGACCTCAAGGCGCTCCGTGCGTCAAAGTTGGCCAACTTGAAATCCCTGAACGACAGCGCATCGCTGTTGCAGCGCGACTTCAACGAAGCCGAAGCCACCACCGTGGACGCACTGTCCGCTGAAATCACCGAACTGGACGCCAAAATCGAGCGCGCCGAAAAGGTGGAGGAGCAAATCAAGCGCGCCGCTTACTCAGCCGCTACCCCGCAGCCGGAGGCGTTGGAGCAGGAGGTAGTCAAGAAGCGTTACTCGATTTCCAAGTTGGTACGCGAATCCATGACGGGCCGCTTGACCGGCCTCGAAGCGGAGATGTCGCAGGAAGCAGCGAAGGAGTTGAAGGACGCCGGAGTTGGCGTTCGCGGCTTGGCGCAGATCCCCGGCTTCATTCTGCGGAACACGTCGACCATCGGCGGCACGAACGTACCCGGACAATCCAACGTCAACGTGTTGGAAGCTTTGGTACCCACGCCCATCTTGGAGCAGGCAGGCGCGAACGTCCTGCGCGGATTGGCGGGCAACATCAACCTGCCATCGCTCAACGACGGCACGGACATCATCAACGAAACGGCATCCGCTACGGGCGCCGCTGCAATCGCTGCACGTCAGTTGTCACCACAGCGCGTTGCATCTCGCATCGACATCACCAACGAGTTGCTGGCCGCGATGAACCAAAGCATCGACGCCACGGTTCAACGCCAGTTCGCACGGGCGTCCGCTGCGCAAGTTGACGAGATGTTCCTTGTGAAGGTCATCGCCGCTGCTGCATCGACGTTTGTCAAGCGGAACGAAACCCCGGCCGCAACGGTTGCAGGTTTGACGTCCGCAGTGGCATCGGGCCTCATCGGGTCTTTGGGCAACGCCAACGGCTTGACGGACACCTCCGCGTTCATCACCTCCCACGGCTTGCTGGCTACTGCCCGCTACACCCCCACGGTGACCGGCGGCGCCATTCCGATTATGCAGGACAACCGCATCTTCGGCTACAACGCCTACGGAACGTCACTCGCTGCAGCCGCCCTTATCACCGACGCATCGTATGACATCTACAGCGAAGTGTACAACAGCACGGCATCGACGGCCATCGGCAACGAGGCTGACCTTGTGCCTGTTGTTCTCGCGAACATGGAGAACTGCTACGTGGCATATTGGGGCGGCGGAGCGGCCGACTTGGTCATCGACCCGTACACCTTGGCTGCGACAGGCATCACCCGCCTCATCCTCAACATGTACGCTGACGCGGACTTCGCACACACCGGCGACGTTCGGTTCACGGTCGGCGCGTAAGGGTTTTGGGTTTGGTTTGGAAGGCCGGGGCATCGTCCCCGGCTTTCCTATTTTTGGGCTATGACAATGAGATACCAACGCTCTGCGGAGCCGACCGATACGAGCTTCATTTCGCTGACGAATTTGAAGAACTACCTGCGCATCGACACGGCGGACGACGACACCACGCTCGGCTTTCTGCTCACTTCCGCGCGGGCAACTTGCGAGGAGTACACCGGGCGGCTATTTGGATCCGGCACGGTGACCTACTACATGGACGGGTTCATCGACTCGGTCTTTCCCGCCGGCCCGGTGACCGCCATCAGCAGCGTGCAGTTCTACGACGTGGACAATGTGCTCCAAACGCTTTCCACCGCCCGGTGGTACGCCGACCTCGTAGGCACGCCGCAGCGCATCGCTTTTGACGCGCCCCCGGCCGTGTACTTGGAACGCTACAACCAAGTCATCATCAACGCCACGGCGGGACACTCAACCGTTCCCGCGCCCGTCCTGCAGGCGATGCGCATCATGGTCGGCCACTTCTACGAGAACCGGCAGGCCGTCATCGTGGGCAACATCGTCAACGAGTTACCAATTGGCGTGCAGGCACTCCTGTCGCCTTATCGCGTATACGCATGAGAATCGGCACACTTGACCGCCGCGTGGTCATTCAGCAGCAGGTCGCCTCCAAGGACGATTGGAATTACGACGCCCTGACATGGACGACCTACGCCACCGTGTGGGCGGCGAAGATGGACAGGCAGAGCGGGGAGCAGGAGGAAGTTGACCGCCAGACGGCCATCCTTCGTACGGTGTGGACGATGCGCTACAACTCCGGCGTGAATGCCACCATGCGCATCAGTTACGGCGGGCTGCTCTATTACATCACCGGCGTGGAGGAGTTGGGGCGGCGGGATGCCATGCGGGTTCACACGGAGCAGCGGAACTGATGAAGTTCACAATCACCACCTCCAACATCAAGGCCATTGAGGACAGCCTAAAGGCCCTGCCTGACCACATCAAGTCCAAGCCGTTCCAAGATGCGCAGGCGAGGGCGGCGCAGATTTTTAAGAAGGACGCGCAGGCCGAAGGGCGGCAGTTGGGCGGGACGGAAAGTTGGTCAAAGGCGCAGAAGGTGGAGCGGGGCAAGAACGCCAGGTTCTTCCCATACGTGGTCGTTCGAACGGCGGATAAGAAGTTTATGGTGCGCCCAAAGGCCAGCCACATGACGCCCAACGCCACCCTCTTCCGACCCATCAAATACAACCACCTCCTGCAACAGGGAAGCAAGGCGGGCGAGCGCATCGGGGGAGTCGGCAAGGCGCTCGGCACCAAGCGCCCAACGACGCGTCCGCTGCTGTTCGGCAGCACAGGCGGCCGGCGATTGACGGGCAAGGGCGGGTTCATCGTCAAGAACGCGCGCACTGGTTACCTCCACCGCATCAAAAGCATCAGCCACCCCGGTGCGAAGGGCGAGGCCATCTACGACGATGTGTTGGCACGTAACGAGGCGGCGGCGGTGAACAAGTTCAACACGGACGTCATCGGGCTAATCGACAAATTCAAGACCAAAAACGGCTTCGCATGATCAACCTCATCATCGACATCCTCAAGGCGGATGCCAACATCGTGGCCATCACCACCACATCGCGCATCTACCCGGTGTCGCGGCTTGAAGGTGGCGTCATTCCGGCTATCGTCGTGCAGCTCACGGGCACAGATCCCGCGGACACGCACGACACCACGTCCACGATGGACGACCACACCGTGCAGGTCACTGTCATCGAGGACAAACCCAAGGACGCCAACGCTCTCGCGGTGCTTGTGCGCGCAGCGCTCGACGGCTACGCGGGCAACAGCATCGCGGAAATCCGCTTTGTAAACCAAGCCACCGACGTCTTCGAGGCGGTCGACCTGTTTACGCAAACGATGGTGTACAGCGTCAAGCTGCACCGCGACAACGTGACCATCCCCACGGCGCTCGCTGACCTTGGCATCCTGAACCTCGACGACATCTCCGACGTCAACGTCCCCGCACCGACGGACGGCCAAGCCCTGGTGTACGACGCGGACACATCGCAGTGGGTTGCAGGCGATGCGGCGTCCGCCATCGCCGACCTTACCGACGTGGCGCTCGACGAGCCACTCGACCGCGAGGCGCTCGTGTACGACGAGGCATCCACCTCGTGGATAAACGGCGGCCCGGCCAAGGTCGATTTTCCCGTCACCAACAACTACGCCGGCGGCATCGCCCTTGGCACCGTGGTCGCGTTCAACGGCGAGGTGCAGGGCGACCGTCCTCGGGTCGTGCCGTTCAGCGCCAGCAGCGCCAACGACCCCAAATCCGTGGTCGGGATCGCAAGCGAAACGATGGCATATCGGGCCGCAGGCCACGTCCGCAGTTACGGCACCATCTATGGGCTGAACACCAACGCCTACCCCGTCGGCACCATCCTCTACGCATCAACGACCGCGGGTCAGTTGACCTCGACACCACCGACTGCACCCAACCACCGCATCGCCATCGCCGTAGTGACGCGCCAGCACGCCAACACCGGCCGCATTTTCGTTCGCAGTTACACCCCGGGGTATCGGCTTAATAACTTGTCCGACGTGAGCGCGTCCGCTACGCCGTCAGGCCACGTGCTGACTTGGGACAACTCGGCAGGCGTTTGGTATCCTGCACTTCCGCAGGGCGGCTACCTGCCCGGCGGCTCACCACCTCCCGGGGGCTACACCCCGGCCATCTTCTACCGGGCATCCGACGGCACGCTCGCGGTGGACGACGACCTCACATGGGTCGCAGGCACAAACACCCTGACCACTATCAACGTCACCGGCTCGGGCGTCGTCAAAGGCACCAACACCTACGGCGCACGCTTCGCCACGGAAGCGGCCACCAACCGCGCCCTTGCGAACGCGACGGGCGTCACGGTGGAACGCTACTTCACGTGTACCGCGGAGGGCAACGGGGAATCGTTCAACATCCAATCCAACACCCCGTCGGCGGGCAACGTCATCCGCCGCCGCATCTACTACAAAAATGAGGCGTTTGAGGCCACCGACGTGAACACTTGGACGCTGCTCCACACCTTCGACAACGACACCGACTACAACGACACCGCCACGCAATGGGCGGCGACCTTGGAGGCGCAGACGTACGGCAAGCCGCCGTTTACGCTAGCTCTCACGTGGGAGGATGTGCCTGCATACCTTGGCGTTTTAGACACCACGCCGGGCGCAAAGATTGGCGTATCAATTCGCAAGTTGCGGGCCGACTACACAGGCGCGTGTATGCGGGTGCGGCGGGCATCTAACAACAACGAAACGGACATTGGATTTGATGCAAATGGCGTGCTTGATACAACGGCGCTGGCGTCCTTTTGCACGGGGACAAATTGCTTTGTCCAAACTTGGTACGACCAAAGCGGCAACGGCGCGAACCTTATTCAAACCGTAACCTCGCGACAGCCGCAGATATACGACAGCGCAACAGGCGTGATTCTTGACGATGCCGGACTGCTGCCCGCCCTTTATTTTCCGGGCGCGAGTGGAAGTTCAATGGTAACCACTGCCGGGGTTACCACATTTGACGCCGCCGACAGATATGTAACCGTTCACAGCGTGTATAGTTGGACGGGCGTCAACACCTTAAGTTACGTTTGGTCGGGCAATGGAGACCGCGGTTTTAACACATTTCATGAATCTTCAAAGCAGCGAATACTTGCGGCAAAAGGTGGGGTGCAGTATTCGCTTTCCTCAAGCGCAAATTTGGCAACGAACACCCTAAATGTGCGAACTGACTTAATCGCAAATACATCATTGTCAATACGAAAAGACGGAGGCGCGCAAGGCACCGCAGTTGCGGCTGCAGTGGATTACGCTGCGATGCCTACAAATATGACAATGGGCAGCGGCGGCTCGGGCGCGACAACACACCAGCTGCAAGGTAAAATCTCCGAAGTAATTCAGTACGCATCAACGCAAGATATTACGGGCCTCTACGGCGCAGTTGAACAGAACCAAATTGACTTCTTCTAATGGGCTACATCATCGTACTTCCACAAAGCCCACTGAACAGCAAGCAGCGGGCGGCGGCTATCTCGCGGGAACTGTACTGCATCACCACGCCCGTGGCGGTGCAGCAGCCCTACCAAGCGGAGGGCAACGTGTTCGGGGTCATCGCGCATCCCGACGGCGTGCAACACGCGTTGGTGGTGGACTTGGCTTACGTCATCCCCGTGCATCCGCTCGCGACGTTGGAGCGGTTGGTGTCGCTGTTTCCTGAACTGACGGACACGGAGCGGTTGACCCTGCAGGCGTACATTTTCGCCAACAAGGAGTTTAGGTTTGGGGACATCGTGCCGTCCACTACGACGGTGCGCGACGAGGCGTACATGCAATCACTTGGTTGGTTTGGAGATGGCGCTAATCCTTGAAATCCTCTCGTTCCTCAACGGAACGCCGCCGCCTTACTCAAGGACGGCCGACCTGAACGGGGACGGCATCGTGACCGTGGCTGACTTGCTAATTGCATTAACTCTATTCTGATGGCAAAAGTGCAGAAGACAGTGACGCGCATCGAGCGCGACGTGACCCGGCCGGGCGTGCATGCCAAGACGCGGACGAGCAGCAAGAAGGGCGCGCGGAATTACCGCAAGGCGTACCGCGGACAAGGCAGGTAATTTGGCTTGCGTATCTTCGGCACGATGAAAATCGCAATCCACTTTCCAGTGTACAAGCGGCCGAAAATCCGCAACATCGCGATGGACTGCCTCGACCGGGTGCGGGCTGACTTCGCTCGGCTCGGCATCGAAACCGAGGTGTGCGTCATCGGCGATGACAAGGACTTGCCGGCCGTATGCGAGGCGCGGGGTTACCACCACTTTCAGGTGGAGAACAAGCCGCTCGGCCGCAAGTTCGAGATGGGGCTGCGGTGGATGCTTCGCCACATGGAGTTCGACTACATGATGGAGTTCTGCTCGGACAACATCCTGCGCAAGGACTACCCAACGCTGATGGCAAAGGCGCTCAAGGAGGGGCAGGCGTGGGTGGCGCACGACCAGTTTTACATCGTGGACAGCGTGACCGGCAAAACGCACCTCTTCAACAAGCGGGGCCAGTCCAACGTGGGGCGCTGCACGTCGCGCAAGCTAATCGAGGCCAGCCAAAAGCATTTAAACAAGTGCTACGACTACGAGCTGATGAGCGGGCTTGACGCCGCATTCCGGACGAACATCTCGCGCTGCACCGACCGATTGACCTACCTGCTCAAGACGCCGACGCCGCTCATCATCGACATCAAAAGCCAAACGAACATCAACATGTTCAGCGGCTTTGCCCGCAAGCCGACGGTGTTCCCGCCCACGGAGGTGGTTGGGGACTTTCCGGAACTTTCACAACTCAAACACTTCAACACTTTAGATCATGCCAACAACGGGGAAAATTCGCAGTAACGCGATAGGAATTTACATCTCGAACGAGAGCGCCAACAGCGGCACTTTCACCGGGGGAACTTACGGGGACAACACGTCCGAGAACGACACGTGGGAAATCGTCGCGTGTGCCACCTCCGGCACGTTCAGCGGGTCGATGGACGTCATCGACGCCACCACCAAAGACAACGACGGACTTCGGGAGATTTTGACCTCCTCGCTGTCGTGGTCGATGAACTGCGACGGCCTCATCGAGTACGGCCTCGGCAGCAGCGTTCGCTCATCTGCTGACCTGTTCACCTTGTGGAAGAACAAGACAAAGGTGAAGGTTGCATGGACGACCGGCAAGGACGGTGACCTCATGTACTGGGGCAAAGCCTACATCACCACCTTCGAAGAGAGCGCCGGATTGAACGAGGTGGCCACGTTCTCAATTAACTTTGAGGGCGACGGCGAGGTGTACAAGGCCATCCTTGACAC